GGAAGGTTTTAATGTTATTGCAACTGCAAATACTAAAGGTAAAGGCAGCGATGACGGTCGCTTTGTTGGAACTAATATTCTCAATGAGGCATTCCTCGAACGTTTCCCCGTTACCTTCGAGCAAGATTATCCCGCTGCCACTGTAGAGACAAAGATTCTTCAGAACGCTGGTGCTGATGACCAGTTTGCTGAGAACCTTGTTAAGTGGGCAGGTGTTATCCGTAAGACTTTCTTTGACGGTGGGGTTGATGAGGTCATCACCACTCGTCGTCTGGTTCATATTGTTCAAGCATATAGCATCTTTGGTGATCGTCTGGATGCTATCACTAAGTGTGTCAATCGTTTCGATGATGACACTAAACAATCCTTCCTGGATCTTTATACTAAGGTTGACGCAGGTGAGGATTCAGAGTACAATGACAACGAAGAATCTAATTGATTATGAACAAGTACAATGAAGATGCAACTCTAGATGAGTTGCGTACTTACATCACCGATACTTATCGTCAGCATTATTCTACTGGTGATGATGGTATTCAAACCCTTGATTTGATTGAAGCATGTGGTGATGGAGAAGCATTCTGTCGGAGTAACATTCTGAAGTATGCCTCTCGATATGATAAAAAGGGCACTGCCCGCCGTGACATTCTTAAAGTGTTGCACTATGCAGTTCTTCTACTGCACTTCAATGATAAAAATGCCCAACGTGAAGAGTACCCTCAATGACAGTTATTTCCAAATCCACCGTTGAAGTTCTTAAGAACTTTTGTTCGATCAATAAGTCGATCGTTATCAAACCTGGCAATCAAGTTTCTACTCTCAGCATTAACAAGAACATTCTCGCTATCGCTGACGTTGAAGAACAGTTTGATACGCAGATCTCTATTTACGATTTGGGTGTATTTCTTGGCGGGTTGTCTCTCTTTGATCAACCAAAGATTGATACCACTCAGACCAACTATGTCACTGTAAGTGATCAGCGTGGTAAGTCTAAGACTCGTTTTTTCTACGCTGATCCTGATATCATCACTCAACCTCCTGAGAAAGAAATCAATCTCCCTTCTATTGACTGTGACTTTGCTCTGAATGCTGATGTTCTGGCACAACTCCAACGTGCAGCAACAGTCTATCAACTGCCTGACCTCTGTCTTTTTGGTCATGAAGGTGCTGTTCAAATCATGGTAACTGATAAGAAGAACGATACTTCCAATAGTTACTCTGTTGAACTTCCCGACGCTGTTATCGGTGATGAAGAGTTCTGCTTCTGCTTCAAGGTTGAGAATCTGAAGTTGCTGCCAGGCAGTTATCACGTTATGATCAGTAAGCAAAACGTTGCCGAGTTCCGTGGCGACGGTATCAAATACTTCATTGCACTCGAACCTAACAACTGATGAATAATTTTTTATGGGTAGAGAAGTATCGTCCTCAGAAAGTTGAAGACTGTATACTTCCTGCTAATGTGAAACAAACCTTCCAGAGTTTTATTGAGCAGGGTGAGATTCCTAATCTTCTCCTCTCTGGAACTGCTGGTGTTGGCAAGACAACTATTGCCAAGGCACTCTGCCATGAACTTGGAGCAGACTACTATGTTATCAATGGGTCCGATGAGGGACGTTTCCTGGACACTGTACGCAATCAGGCAAAATCCTTTGCTTCTACTGTGTCTCTCACTGCTTCTGCTAAGCACAAAGTTCTTATCATTGATGAGGCGGACAACACGACCCCAGATGTCCAACTACTACTTCGTGCAAGTATCGAAGAGTTCCAGAAAAACTGTCGGTTCATCTTCACTTGTAATTTCAAAAACAAGATTATTGAACCGCTACATAGCAGAACAACAGTCGTAGAGTTTAATGTCCGAGGACAAACCAAACAAGAACTTGCTGGTGCGTTTTTTACAAGGTGTCAAGATATCCTCAGGCGCGAGGAGGTCACCTTCGCTCCTAGAGTTGTTGCCGAAGTCGTCCAGAAATACTTCCCCGATTTCCGACGTACCATCAACGAACTCCAACGATATGCCAGCACAGGGTCTATCGACACTGGCATTCTGGCGACGTTAGGTGATGCTAATGTAGACACTCTTGTATCAGCACTGAAGAATAAGAAGTTTAATGATGTGAAGAAGTGGGTGACACAGAACCTTGATTCTGACCCTTCATCTATCATGCGTAAACTCTATGACAGTCTGTCTGGTATAATGGATGGTCCTAGTGTCGCTGCTGCTGTTCTGATTATTGCTGAGTATCAATACAAGTCTGCGTTTGCTGTAGACCAAGAGATCAATCTGCTCGCCTGTCTAACACAACTAATGCTGGAGTGTAACTTCAAATGAAAGACGTAAAACTGATTCGACTCATCACTGGCGAAGAGATTGTTGCAGAAGTTCTTGATTGGAATAACGGTGTTCTGACTGTTCAGAATGCTCTGGTAGTCATTCCTCAGCAGGGACAAATAGGTTTTGCTCCATGGGCAACTGTAATCGATCCCGAGCAACCTGAGATTGGACTGGATATGAAACATATTATCTATTCTGTTGCAGTGGCACCTGCAGTCGTTGAGCAGTATGCTAAAATCTTTGGTAGCAACATTGTCCTCCCCGAGAAGCAGTTGATTCTATGACCTCTTTGAAAACACCTTTAAGGTATCCTGGTGGAAAGTCTCGTGCTGTCAAAAAGATGGCAGAGTTTTTTCCACTTTTTTCTGACTATAAAGAGTTTCGTGAACCATTTGTAGGTGGTGGTTCTGTAGCATTGTATATCTCTCAGATGTATCCCCACCTAACTATTTGGGTTAATGATCTTTATGAACCGCTATACACTTTCTGGAAACAACTTCAACTGAATGGTCATGAAATTAAGAACGAACTCGTCCAACTTAAACAAAGGCACCCTGACCCCAGTTCGGCAAAATATCTTTTCCTCGAAGCTAAAGAATACTTGGGACGAGATCCGAGAGTCACTACTCCTAAGGACCGTGCTGTCAGTTTCTATATTGTTAACAAGTGCTCTTTTTCTGGTCTCTCTGAGTCCTCCTCGTTCAGTAAGCAGGCGTCAGATTCAAACTTTAGTATGCGAGGAATTGATAAACTCCCCTACTATTCTCAACTCATCCGAAACTGGCAGATTACTAACCTGTCGTATGAGCAACTTCTAACTGATGAAAAAGATATCTTTGTATATCTAGATCCTCCCTATGAGATCAAGTCAAATCTCTATGGAAAGAAGGGTGGAATGCACAAAGGATTCGACCATGATAAGTTCTTCTTTGATTGTGATAAGTTTGAATGTGACCAGATGGTCTCCTATAACTCTTCCAATCTCATTAAGTCAAGGTTTATTGACTGGAAACCTTATGAGTATGATCATACCTACACCATGCGAAGTGTCGGTGAATACATGCAAGAACAGCAACAGCGTAAAGAACTCCTGCTCCTGAACTATGTCATATGATGAAAGGTATCCTCTCAAGGATTATCTGAATACGATTAATCTATCAAAGAAGAATCTCATGGAGGGTGAAGACCCTCTTTGGGAGAAGAACTATCCCCCTTACATTATCAATAAGTGCATGTCGCATCACATGGATACTGTGATGTTTGCAAATGAAATGAATCAGTATCCAAATCTGGATAAGAAACTGCAATATGATTTCTTTATAAATACCGTCAGGTCCCGTAAGAGATTTTCTCCATGGGGTAAAAAAGAAAAGGTGAAGGATATTGAACTTGTAAAAGAGTTCTATGGTTATTCAACCGAGAAAGCGATGCAAGCACTCAGGATTCTTACCGACAACCAACTTGAAATTATTAAAGATAAACTGAATAAAGGGGGTAAGAAACAATGAGTGAACCTAGGGAAGTTCAATGGACTAAAAATGATATGGTGGAGGTGAACCTCAAGGAACCTGATGATTTCCTTAAAGTTCGTGAGACTCTTACTCGTATTGGAGTTGCTTCTAGGAAAGAAAAGAAGTTGTTCCAATCATGCCACATCTTGCACAAGAAAGGTCAGTATTATATTGTACACTTCAAAGAACTGTTTGCACTCGATGGTAAGAAGGCAAACCTGTCTGAGAATGATGTACAGAGACGTAACCGTATCATCAAACTACTGTCTGACTGGGGACTGGTAGAGATTGTCAAAGAAGATGCGGTCAAAGATGCTGCACCTCTGAGTCAAATTAAAGTGATTGCTTACAAGGAAAAGGGTGAATGGACCTTGGAAAGCAAATATAACATTGGAAAGAAACGTCAACCTAATGAGTCGCAATGAGTTCCAAATCAAACCGCACTGGATTAATCAACCAGGGTGGTTGCATGTAGTTCTTCCCGAGTCTGTTAAGGAAGAACTCATAGAATCAATGAAGACCCCTGGAGAAGATGCTAGAAGCACTCTCAGGGGTCATCTTGCTAGGGAGTATCATCTACCTATCACGCCCGAGGTATCAGCGTTTACTCGATATCTAGCATATCAGTACATCAATGAGTTTGGTATGCAAGCAGAGATGGGTGTGTCTGAACGGAAGACGGAGTTTGACTTTGAGTTACAACAACTCTGGATCAACTATCAGAACAAACATGATTTCAATCCTCAACATATTCACTCTGGAGCATTCTCCTTTGTTATCTGGGTGAAGATACCATTTGATTACAAAGAAGAACAGAAGGTATATCCAAGTGTGAATGGATGTGAGACTGCTGCATTCTATTTTGCATATATTAGTCCTCTAGGTGGACAAGATGTTCATTACATTAACTTAGATTCTGATTGGGAATGGAGTATGGTATTCTTCCCTGCTCGGATGTATCATGGAGTTAATCCGTTCTATACTTCAGATGAGCAACGCATATCAATCTCGGGAAATGTGTATGCTAAATAGAGCTGCCTTAAGTCTCTATTATGTCGGATACAAAACCCGCTATAGATAAGGCAGACGATGATGATAAAAGTGAAGTTCTTGGTAATCTTGTAAAAGTTGTTGTTCTTATTTGGTCTGCTTCTCTTCTTACATTTTCTTACGTTAGACTTCCAAACGGTCAAAAGATTTTAGATTTTGATCCTACTTTTATCGCATCTGTCTTTTCTGGATCGTTAGCTGCGTTCGGACTGTCCCCTGCTAAAGCAGGTGGTGGTAACGGTAAAGCAGTACAAGCGAAGAATGAAGAACCTCCTGTTGTTTCCGCCGTTGAGCCAAAGAAAGATGCAAAAACTGATTAACGTCATCGCCCTCCTGTCGGGTCTTACCAGTGCCGCCCTTATCGGTGGTGCTGGTTATGTGCTTCTGAATAAGGATGCACTGATCGATCAGGCAAAGACTGC